CATAATTTATTCTTGCTTTTGCTATTTTAAAATATTCTTCATCCTGTTCAATTCCGATAAAATTAAAACCTTCCAGTATTGCACCTTTGCCAGTCGAACCGCTTCCCATAAATGGATCGATAATCGTTCCGTTTGGGGGAGTGATTAAGCGACACAAGTAACGCATTAATTCGGTTGACTTGACGGTTGGGTGATTATTCCGCATTTTATTCATTGGACGTAAAGAACCGTCTGGATATTTATTTACATAAGAATCTGTTGTTTTAACATTTTTTCTATATTCTGAATAAGCAACATCTTTTTCCTCAAACCCATCCAACCCCTCATCACGATCTCGTTTTGAAGCCTTTGCACAATAAAAGAATCTGGCGGCTGAACCTTGATCGTTCCTAAAAGATTTACCATTATCGCCTTTTTGAGCAAAATCACCATATATGCCTTTGCTCTTGCCATTTTGCCCACTTTTAACAGGTGCAAAAGCACCTTGACTAAATGGAAACCCAGCCAATACCTCATCACTGCCATCTGTTATTACGTTGGCTGGGAAGCGTCCCGATACATTTATATTCATTTCGCCTGTTTCATGCTTTAACTTATATGATGATGGAGTTTGATCTATACCATAGTTTAACTTTGCTCCACTTTCTTTTCTTAATTTCGGATTACTTGCTATATTACCACCATTTTCATATTCTACTCTGCATCGATCAATATTCAACCCACCTGTCCCAAACTTCAAAACATTTTCCGCTATCGTCTTTTCAGATAAAGGCTTACGACAAAGTATCCAGTGTTCACAAGCTGGCTTTAAGGCTGTGCCCCAACCTTCAAATGGGGAGTTGCCTTTGGTTAATCTACCACTACCGTTTTTTTTACAAATATTTATATTTCCACTTGTATTTCTTGCATTAGGGTGTTTACCTAAATCAAGTCTCTCATTCCCTTGCAACTTATCAACCGCTTTTCCAATATTAAGTGACTTAGGAAATCCCGAACCAAATATATAATTAACAATATCCCTTATCTCAAATCCTGCATTTTCCAACGTCGTTGCCGTCCAGTGACTTGTTCGTGGTAATGCCCAAACTAACGCATGTGCGCCTGGTTTCAATACTTTCAAACACTTTTCAAATATGCATGTCATATATTCAATCCAGTTATCACGTCCGCCGTGATCTTTGTCCCAATCTTTACCCATGAAGGCTATTCCTGCAGGTGGATCAGTAACCATTGCATCAATAGAGTTTTCGTCAAATTGGCAAAGAACATTTTCACATTTATCATTTATCAGATTGTTTTTCAAGTTTATTTCTATACTTTAATTCCTCAATTTGATACATTTGTTGTTGAATCTTACGTTGATCATCTTCTATCTTAGATGTCAAACCTTTATTCATATTTTGTAATTGTTTTACCATGTCCTGTAATTGATTAATCTCGGAAATTTCTTGTAATATCTCTGCCTTATGCGGATCGTTAAGCGTTCTTAGTACCGCACTGACCGGATAAATGTTTTCTCTTTTTAAGGCTATTGCTTCATCTATCTTTTCCTGACGTGATGAAGGAAGCGTAGAACCTGCTACTATCCTGACATCGAACATGCCTTCTTCCAGATTGACTTTATCCATCAACTCAAAATAAGAAACTCGCTGTTCCTGAAAGTCCTGTCCAAGAATAGTATAGATTTTTTTCGGGTCTTCGTATGGTAACAGTTGCAAGATTTTCCTTGTAATATCCCTCAGAAACCACTCGTAATGTCTCGTCCACCTACGAAGTCGCGGGCCTACTGCTTCCTGTAAAGACTTTATAACCACACCAGACGGAGAGCCGGCAGGTTGTTTACCCTGCATTACTTCATGCCAGTTTGCTACTTTCTCGATTAAGTGTTCTGCGTACTGAGTCTTATCAAACAGATAGTTAGGAATATTCGGAAGCTGTTCCCAACTTACAGCCATTCTTGGATCACCTTTCACCGGAACGCTCTCGCCAGCTTCACCAGTGACGGAATCTAAATCTACACCACTCATTACGTTTATAAACTCTCGCGGTGAAGAACATCTGTCCGCTATATCTGAAATAGTCCTGTAGCCACGAGTAAGACTGTCTTGCAATGGTTGGATATATTCTTGAAGTGTCACACCCCAAAACTCTCTCGGATTGATTACAAAGTCCATCTTTGAATAAGGAAGTCCGAATGGTGCGTTTTGTTCTTCTAAAATCACACCGTTTGCAGTTGTGATAATCTTTCCAAGTGGATATTTTAATCTGTGTGTTTCCTGTGGTTCCTGGGTGTGTTGTTCCATGTGGTCGATAAGTAATGCTAAATAATCGCTTGGAATCTCTGGATCGTTAGCCATTACTTCTGCCATGTTCTTGTGATTTTCTAAATGGGCAGGATGGTGTTGTTCTACGGTTACTTCCAGCATTTGTCCCTGACGTATCAGGTCGTGTTCCTGTTGTATTTCGTCTGGTGAGAACTCGATAGGAACTTTGGTATCGTCTTTCATCCATGTTTCCAACACCATCGCTTTGCCCATGTCCTTTTTAAAAGTCGCATCTTTCCATACTTCTGAAAGATTCTCACTCTTATAAGAAGTCCTTCCCCATGGTGCTATTATATCTTCACTCTCGAATGCTAAAACGTTAAGTTCTTCCTGATCCTGTACTTCTCTGCCGCGTTCTTTTCCGTATATCCTTACAATGTCTTTCAAAGTCCTGACTTCTGCATATTGAAAGAACTCACAAGACTTTAAGCTAAGAGCCTGTGGGTCAGGATAACATGCGAAGGAATTACAAGCTTTCACATAAAAGTCGTTAGTAAGAGTATCAATACCATGTTTCGCAAGAGCCGAACCAGATATACACATTGCCCACCAAAGAACTTCTTCACTAACCCGAAACATATCGAGCTTGTCCCAATAGTAATCACCCACTATCTGATTCAGCCAATCAGCCACTTGCAGGTCAGTTTCTTCTTGTGGAAGGAATTTGATTCTTGGCGCACTATCGGTAAGAAACGACATAATACCGTCTGTTATCATAAATACAAAAGAGATTGTAACATTATCCCTTCTTTTGGGTCGCTTGATTTCCTCTTTACCACGCCAATACTTATATCGTCTCAACCATTCTCTACGCTGTGGATTAATCCCTTCCTTCGCGATAGAGAACATATTAAGTATTTCTTGTATCTTTTGCTTTTCTGTTGCCATCGTGTTGTCTCTCTGTAAGCAAAAAGGGCACTGCCACGCTGCCGAACTGGGCGGTAAAAGCAGCGTAGACAATGCCCTGTTCTAAGTTTGAAAAACCGATTATAAATAAAAAAGGCACGCCCAGCAGACTTAAATTTAAGGTTCTGCCGAACATGCCCTGTTCTTTGTTTATACCAATCTAATTCTTAAACATATTTATCGCTGATATTCTTTCTTTTTCCTCTCGTTGTTCATCTTCGTAGATTTTTTCTACATTTCTAACACGTGCTTGTAAAACTGGTATTTTTACCATGTTTTCTGACATTGATTTTTGAATATCACTTAATTTCTTATTCAAAATAGCAAACTGCACTTCAAGTTTAGTATATTCTGAATTCAAATCATCTTGATTTTGTATTATTTTATTTAAAGTGTCAATCAGTTTCTTTCTTCCGAACATATCCCATTTCATAAAGCTGTTCCTCTTTTATCATTTCGATAGTATCGTTACTTTGCATTATGACTACAATAGGTCTAAAACCTAATCGCTCTGCTAATTCGTCTAAAAATTCACTGTAATCCAACATTAGAAAAGCATTGTCAGATTTCAAAAGTAATAAGTCAGTCTCTTTCAGACCACTGGTTTTAAATATCTGAAATAAACCGTCAATGTTTATTGGTGGTTTTTCTGGTTCGTTCACTAAATTCCCTTCTACTCCATGCTGCGATTAAATTGTTTCTCATTTTTTTAATATCTACTTCTGGTGATTCATATATAGTACATCTTGCAGGTTCACCATTAACTTGTATATTAAAAAATTTTCCTTCTATTATATGATATATACAATCTATTTTGTCTAAATCTATTACATCACCATTTTCTAATTCGTATAGTTTCAATGCAACGTCCTCACTTTGTAACCTTCTGGTTCCGGTGCTGCCCACATGACATTAGGGAAAACCTTTTGCCACTCAGACCTTAATTTATCTGCTTCTGTCTTTTCAGATTCAGCCCTGTAATTTCGTATGTGATATTCTTCCTTAGGTGTCTCTTTATATACCTGAAAGCCTATCATTGCAGAGACGACTCTATCATCAAAACAACCTTCCTGTGCATTACATTTACCCTTATCGTCCTTTACATAAGTCATGCATTCCTGAATAAGCTCTTTCGAGTTTATTACTACCAAATCCTCTCGTAAAGCAGCAGTAAAGTCGTCTATCATTAAAGGCTTGGTCTTTACGTTAGTTTCCCAGCCTGGCTTCTGAATCCAGGTATCCGTATTACGGTCGAAAGTCTTTCTCTGATAAACATTAGTGTATTCCATTTTCAGCTTGTTTACAGTCGCCAACCCATGATTATTAACCTCGACCCCTATCCATGCTTCGTTGTAATACTTGCCAAGACGTATAAGTTCACTTCCGAATAAATCAGGGTCTATGTGTCCATGCCACTCAGCCACTTGTTCCAATGTATTAAGTTCATAAACCATTGCAGAAGAAAAATCACCATTAGCCAACCCTTCCGCTACGTCTGCACCTATGATATAACGAGCGTTTTCCTCTGGTTCTTCCCAAATCTTAATGAAACCTTTCGGATTTTCTTCCCACCCACCCTCAATTAAATATCCCTGTTTCTTTGGTTCTTTACAATGATTGAAAATAGTGTTTAACTTCTTTGCATTAAATACTGGTCTACCGCTTACAACAAACGCTTCAACATCTGATATTGGATATTCTCTCTTAAATATGTCAATATCACCACCGCATTTGTTCTCAATTGCCCATCTGCGCCAGTTTAATTGTTCCAGAGTCAGATTATACTTATTTTGAATGCTTTGTTCTTCTTCGTCCAACATTGCTATGAAAGCTGTCTCTGACATTTCTAACGGTCGAGAATACTCTGGCATGTCTATCCAGGGTAAAAACACAGCAACAAAATCACTCTTACCTTCTTTGGCACGCCAGTATTCATCGTAAAAATATCCACCAACACCGTTAGCTGTACTCTCTAAAACAATCATTGTATCTGGATTATCAGGTACAGCTTGTAATACACCCATCATTACAGACTTTGCGTCTGCCCAAAACGCAACCTCAGAAGCATGGAAATTATGAATAGTAAAAGACCTGCCAACAGCAGAATTACCAGTTGCACCAGCAACATCAACCTGTATTTTAGACCTAAGTGGTTCAGCAAAATCAAGTTCTTTCCTGTTTGAATACCGCGTAGCAGGACGTTCATCTTCTGGTAAACACTCGTACATTATCTGGCTCATACCAAAAATATGATCGCTACCGTCTGTGTCGTGGGCAACAATCATCGAGTTTCGATAAGGTCTGCGAGCCGTATCTTCAAATATAAGCGATTCAGTTAATGTCGATATTCCTTCCTGTCTTGCTTTAAGAATTATAAGTCTAACTGGTTTGTTCTGAGCCTTTAAATCCTGTATTATATTAAAGACTTTCGTCTGTGGAACATTCAACTGTAAAGGTATTAACCGAGCATCCTTTGTCTTTATAAATAGCTTCTTCTGTATGTATTCCAAAGAACTAAGATTTTTACTCTCACTCTGCAACTGAGCAAGAATAGCCTTAGTTTCCTTCTGCATTTCCAGAAGTTGCTGTACGTTCTTAGCGTAATCGTTCTTTGAAGGTATTAAGAAATTCTTTTTCACAGTGTTATAATTATACCTTTTGATTCAGGTACATTACTTAAATCTAATTCCTTGTCCAAAAAACGTATCTCTGATACAGTTGAATCATCCTCTATATCTGCGGTTTC